TATAAACTTTCTCATTATATTTTTCTTTCAGATAATCCGAATACGTTCTATACAATGCCATAGCATCTGCTCCTGTATATTTTTATTATATAATAACTTGGTTGTATTTCAAAACAATTCAAAACGTTTCAGGCGCTGATAGTTACTATGTTTTTAGTATTTGTGATTCCGTGTTTTGTTTCAAAACGTTTCAGTATATTTCGTCGATTTTTGACGAATTTTTGACGTATCAAGATCGTAAAAAAGAGCGATATCACTCTCGCTCTTTTTGTATTTTTATTGTAGAGTTCAGCTTCTCTATGATTAGTCTTTCGACGTATTCCGGCGGTGTCCGCCGTCCCTGCTCCCATCCGGTTATTGTATTTTTCGGGATACGCAAGAGCTCTGACATTTCTCTTTGTGAGAGTCCTGCTGCTAAACGAGCTGCTTTTATTCTGTTGACTTTCTCCATTTTTACCCTCTTATTTTGCATCTTCGCTGAGTTGAATTTTCGCTAAATCGGCTGCTGTGTTATACGCTTTTTCGTATTTAGTTCCTTCGTAAGAATATTGGCCATAATATATAGTCTTTATTTTTTTGCGGAATTCTGAAATTGTTCCGGAATAAGTATCGTCAGGACTGTCATCGGTTGCTACTGAAATCCCCCCGTCTTGATTTCTGTAAAATGTAATATGCATGCCCCATGACCTCCCCAGTCCGGATATTGACATATAATCTCTATATTCTTCAATATTACCGTCAGATCCTATTAATATTCTTTCTCCGAAGCTTGAAAATCCATGTACTTTCGCATTTCCAAAAACTTTTGCTAATCCGTATACAGATGCGTCTCCGTATATCTGTGCGTTTCCGCATATTTGAGCGTTTCCATACACCTTAGCTTCGCCAAATACCTTAGCATTATCATTGACCTCGGCACCCTCGTATACAGTAGCATCTCCGTATACTTGAGCATTTCTGTAGATAGATGTGTTTCCGTATATTAGTGCCTCATCGTATACGCGAGCACCATCTCGTATTATGGCACGTCCGTATACGGTAGCATTTCCGGAAACCACAGCATCATCGAGTATACGCGCATCTCCCCTGATTGTAGCATTATCCGCGACCCAGCAATTGCCTCTGTGAGAGAGATTCTCTTCCTTTTCGAGCCAGCCACCAAGATCACCGGCTTTTATATTTCCGAAATCGCGGATTGCCCGAATTCTCCGGACGGTGTTTCCGTTATATGTGCTTTCCTCTCCTGTAAATTCATATTTGAGTTCTTCTGTTTCAAGTTCCATTTTATTCCTCCCTGTTTTTAATAACCATATTTACTTTTCTGTACATAGTATATAGCACAACGGACTATATGTCAATGACTTATAATTCATTGTGTTATAGCATTATTCTATATTACCATATAAAAAAAGAGGGCGGTTTCCCGCCCCGTTTCGTAGATACCGGATCACCTCCGGGAGATTGCCGCTCCCACGGCTACAACTGTTGCCGCTATCCATATATTCCGTTGTCGTGTTTTAATTTTGATTTTCCGTTCTGCCTCTTTCTCGTACTTGTTGAATGATTCTCTGGCAATTTTCAATGAGTTCTCTGTCGCTTCGTTCAATACTTTGGATTTTTTCAACTGTTCGTTGACTATTTTCAACTGCTTCTGTGCTTCGTTCAGCTGCGTCTGCTGCTGTATCAATAGCTTGTCTTTCTTCTCGCTGTCTATCTTGAGCTGATTCAAGCTCGTTTCTAATGTCGTTAGATCCGTTTCGGAGATCGTGTACTGTGCTTCTGCCTGCGCATGCGAACCACAGAATAATGGCGACAACCACACAGAAAGCAAGACCGCCGATAAAATAAACCCTTTTCTTATTTTCCACATTTTACACCCCGTTCTCTAAATACCACTGCGCTTTTCCGCGCAAGATGTTTCCGCCGGTCCCGATTTCATCCTGATCGCACAGCTGCTCTAAGTCCCATCTGCAGTCTGGCTCTCCGCTGTACAGCCCATAGCCGTCGTCGTTTGCGGCCTCTCCGTGTGTCATAAAATGTTCGCGATTAATCGGATTATCGAAAACCTCTGCAATAACAGCAAACATCTTCGCCAGTGTTTCAATTTGCGCGGCGGTCGGCGGATAGTCACCTAAATCGTTCGGGCGGGCTTCATAGCAGCAGCACAAAGCAATAGCGATACTGCCGGTGTTTCTGTGATATGTTGCTTTCGGCACTTCATCGATTGGTCTTGTGTAGATTATTTCACCGTCACCGTCAACGTTAAAATGATAATCGTTAAACGTCGTAAAATACCGCCCTGCCGACCAGTGCCCGTATGTAGTAGCCGGCCATGGAAATTGATAAAAATAGCTTCTCTTATCAATAAGCTCTTGTTTAAATTCTTCTATCGTCATAACTACCTCCATTTTAAAAACCGCCATCAAGCGGTTATTTCTTGAGTTTCGCAAATATGTTATTGTCAAGTAATGTTATCAACTTATCGATATGATGATTCCCGGCGTCCCGTAAGTTCTCACATATTGACAGAATCTCGTTGTAACAGATGTAGCCAAACATGAATTTAAGCACCGGCCACGAAAGCGGTATCTCTATTGCTGACAGGACTGTGTCAATCTGCGATGCCGTAAGAATGAGAATTGTGAAGAGAATAAACTTTGTCAGAAACCCCCAAAGCATGATTTTAGATTTTAAGCGTTTCGCGCTAAACGCAAGAACAATGCCGTATAGTTTTTCCCGTGTCGTTAAGTAGTTCGGATCCATTCCTTTGTCAACGAGATATTGAAATCCGATTGCAAGCCAACGTGTAGATATGTCAATGATAATCAGCCAAAAATAAGCATTAAGCACCACGCCGTAAGGAGTATTGATAAATGATAAAACCCACATCAGCGCAACACTTACAACGGATTTACACTCCCACTTATCCAAAAGATTGAGACAAGTCCTGCAGAAGTATTCCGCAAAATTTACGCAGTCCATGACGGCTGCGATTGTGACAAAACCGCCCCACAGATAAGGCGGTTTGCTGTATCTGCGTATTTTTCTTTTCAGTTTTTGAAAAAATGACATGATTTCCCTCTTATTTATTTGTAAAATCGGCTATAAAAGAAAAACTAAATCCGCCTACGATCAACTCGCTGTTCGGATAGCTCCCGATATCCATATTTGTTGTATATACTCTGCCGATACTTATAGCTTCTTTCACAATTGTTGCTATGGCACCATATGCCCTTTTCTCTTGCGTAAGGCATCCACAGTTGTTTATCGGCACCTGATCGTTTTCTATTTTGACAAATTCGGACTGCGGATGGACATCCGTATATACCGAAGAAATTCCCACATCTCCTGTGACGAAATTAAGCCATTTAAACTCCGTGGAATTTGTCCCTTTTTCTACGCAAACTCCGATAATATCAAATTTGACACGCCGAAGATTATCTGCAGTATATCCGATGATTTCTGCGGTGACTATCGCTTTATGCGGCGTCACATAACCTACCGATGTTAATGTTTTCTTGTTGACCGCACCTGTATAGATGTCCTTTTGAATATTTGCAATGTCCTGCGTGTTTTTATTGATTTTTGTCGTGTTCGACCCTATCTTATTTGATACGGTTGTTGCAAAGTTCGGATCGTTTCCGAGCGCTGACGCCAATTCATTTAACGTGTCCAGCGTTTCCGGTGCGGCGGAAACAAGACTCGATATTGCATTTTGCACAAATTCTGTGTTAGCGATGATTTTTGATTTATTCCCTGCGGGCGCCGTGGGAGCCGTACTTGCCCCCGTCACGGACAGCTTACCTGTCGTGATGTCATCTGCATTGACAGTAGACAGTGTGCTTGCTCCGGTTACAGACAGCTTACCTGTCGTGATGTCATCTGCACCTACCTGCTCATACAGCCACTCAAGATCGTTAAAGATATAATCACCTATGCCGTCATTTTCCGCATTAAAAAACGCACTATTTTTACCGAACGTCCCGGGCTTAATAATGTTGTCGTTTTCGTCACGAATTTCCGGGTGCTGAAATGTTTGCGGTCTCATTTTGTTACCTCAACTTTTTTTATCTCCAGCGTGACCGTGTCTCCATAGTTCAGTTCATCAGTTTCTTCTTGACTTGTTGTTGACATAGCATAGACTTCGCCAGTTTCCGGATTGTGAAAGCTGAACGTCGTTAATACTCCATCATTTTGTGGATACGACACCTTACCATTGACTTTGCATGTTCTTTTCATGATTTTTCTCTCCTTTTTAATAACCTGTGACATCTAAAAGCAGGTATGAATAAGTATCCCATTCTCTGCGATATTCCACTTCTTCAAGCTCCATCCCTCGTGTTTCGGAAAATACTTCCGTTCTTGTAACATTATTATTTTGTATGCACGGAGAAATTAGAGTTACATCTGTAAGCCCCTCGGCGCTATCCCAGATTACTTCATATATACTCTTAACCCCATTTTGAACAATAGCAAAATCTTTACCGTTAACATCCGATAACGCAAAATCGTCAGTTCCCGCGTGCAATACATTCATGTATTTATAATCTGAATCAAAAATGCATTTACCACTACCGTTGAAAACTTGAATCCCCTTTCCGTTAGTGTGCGTGCTCGGTATGTCACCAAAAACATAAAAATAAACGTCTTGCAGTAAGTCCTTCTCGTTTGCGAAATAATATAATTTGTGCTCATCAAACAAATACACGTCCCCCAGTCCAAAGCCTACCGGAACACGAGCTATGCGAAAATCTTTATTTGATCTTCCGATTGCGCAAGCGTACTCTTTGTCGTTTAAAACTACTTCAATTTTGTATAAATCATCAAAATAAGGAACTAATTTGTCAGCGTTTGCTTTAGTTATATTACAATCAGTTAGCTTAATCTTTCTCGTTAACGCTAAATTGTTATACTTATCGTCTATGATAATCGTTTCATTTTTCGCATTTGTAACAGCTAAATATTTATTCATTTGTCAATACACCCCGTAAATTCCTTGTACTCTGATTTTATTGTGAAAATCCTCGTTCCTATATTTCCATTGCAATATATTACCTGCCGATGATATCACCGGTATGTCATCGCTATATCCAGATTTCCAGTTGTTAGCATCGTATGACAATCGCAATACTATATACCATAATTCGGCTCCATTGAGCTGCTCATCAATAATGCTTCCGTCGGAAAACGACGTATCGAACTTCCCGATATACTTACATAGTCTCGATGTTATATCAAGCACACATACCCCATTCTCATCAAAAACTTGTAATCCTTGCGGCATATACCTTATTGTCACCTCTTTCTTAATCCCGTCTTTAACTATGCACCCTTTACTTTCTATCGGTACTTTTACCGTAATTCCCGTGTGATTATCGACATCGTGCGGTTTTTCTTCTTCATGCGACTTTTCTGTGTTGCCTCGTTTCTTCTTCAAGCACGCATACACGACAACACCGATAATCACAACTACAATTAACGCATAGTACATTCTTACCACACTCCCATCCGTACTCTTAACATATTGTTACTATCGAAAACCTGAATCAGATTGTCTTGTATTACCGTTCTTGCTCCGCTTGTCGCCGTTTCCAGTTTACCGATTCTTGCCGTGATTGCCGATAGACTTGTCACCGCCAGCTTGTCCGCAGTAACCGCTTTTGCCGCAAGCATTCTTGATACAATAACGTTATTGTCAAAAACGGTCTGTCCGGTTACGTGTAGATATTTGCCGTTTATCGTCGTTGTCGTCGGTGACAGATTAATCTGATTGATAACGTCGCCTTTTTGTACTCGTAGATTGATAGCGTCGGTCATTTGAGCAATCGCGCTGTAATTTGCTTTTGCAAGCATAAGATTGCCGAGGTTTGAGACGATCGTTGTAACATCTTGTTTTGCGATTGCGCCGTCGTTGAGCTTTTGCTTAACTAACGCGTCTACTTTCGCAATGCTGACCGCCTCGTCTTCAAGCATATCCTTTGAGATAGATACTTTGACAACGACACGGCTTGCTTCGGATTTCTCGCCTTCGCCAAAGAGGTCATAATAAGCAATGGATACGTCATAGATACCCACGCCGCAAGTGTGACTATAGCTGTTGTTTTCGGTCTTGATTGTCTTCTGCCCGTCGGTGCCGCTGATGTAAATGTTCATCCCGGCACAGTCTTTCGGAACGGCTTCAGCTGTCAGCCCGAAACCGCCGATTGTACTTGTGAGTACGGGCGGATTCGGTTTCTTCGGCGGCTGCTTGTTATACTGCAGTATTGCTGGCGTTGAGTATTTACCGATTGCGGATTTTGCGTACAGATACAACGTTCCGCTCCGTTCTGTCAATGGTAGTATTGCAGATAGGTTATTCGTTCTGACTAACAATCCCGATGTTTCAGCGCCCGGCGATTGATCAGTCCGAATTTCATAGAAAGCGACGTCAGTATTTGTAACTTCTTTCCAGCTTGCAGTGCAGACCGCACCGAAATCTATGCCGAAACCGTCAGGCGTGTTGGGAATTTCCGTTTTGAGCGCGACCAATATTTTTAACTGCGGAGACGTATCCGGGCTTGTACTTTCGCCCCATTCGTCTTTCGTGCAGACTGCGATTAAGTAGGTATCTCCAACGATAGCCTGCGGTATAACGACTTGGTCTTTTCCGCTGCCGCCGAACGTCCAATCACCGTCAAAACCGAGTTCAGAGCCCTTCGTGCCCTCTTTAATAACAAGGTCTTTTGCTTGCCCGTTGCTGGTCTTATACCAGACGTCACCTTGTAAATAAGACTGCAGTTCCGGCGGTGTCCAGCTGACAACGATATCATAACGAGACACGCCGTCCGCGAGCTGTCTGTATCGGTTATATGCGGTTAAATTCGTAACTGGCGGGATGTAGTACGGAGCTAATGTATACTCATAAGCTTTAACTTCGGATAGATCCTGATTGCCCGCGCCGAAAATGTTATACGAGCAGAATTTCAGGTAAATCTTCTTGCCGATGTCGTCTTTCGTAAACGGTACTTTGAATACCGAATTATCAAGCCGAACAAAGTCTGTGTTTTTAGCGTGCATTCTGACAGCTGTATTGCACTGTCCGCGGTACAATCCTGATAGCAACCATGCGCCGCTCGATTGCAGATTAGCGTTAATGTAGCTCATGCACTCACCGTCAATCCAGCAGAGCGTGTTTTTCCGTTCGGCGTCCTGCGGCGTACCGCTAAGCAGCTGATCATTACAGGTTACCATTGCTTGATTGCCGCTCGGATGGTTCGGCATCGGTGACAACGGCTGCATTAATTTACCGCACCGTGCGGATCCTGCAATTTGCCCTGCGATCCTGTAGTTCGTGTTGTCATCAGAGACGTACACTGTACATCCGCCCCAACCGTCTTCTTTACCTTTTGCAGCTATCCAGAGTTCCAAACCATCAGAGGTTAAATCTGCGGGCGGCTGAAAGATAATCGGCAGCGTATCCGGGGCGAATTTGTTGTAATCGATGTACGGACGATCTACATCGTGCACATCATACGTAGCTGCGGAATAGTTTCCCGGAGGCACGGATACCGCCGTAACCGTAAGCATTCCGCTATCGTCTTCGGTAACTGCAGTCACCCTGACCACTTGTCTATCAATACCGCTATACTTATCGGATATGCGCACTAAATCGCCCGGCTCCATTCTGCAGAAAGCCCAGTCAAGAGTAAAAGTATACTGGTTTCTTCCGTATTTATTCTTACGAGCGGCCATTTCGGCTACTTTCACGGCGCGCTCTTTCGTGTACACATACCGCGCGTTTATTGTATTTGCTTGCCGGAGTCCATGATTCGCAATATCTTCAGAGAACTGATAAGCGACAGATTCTTTTTCATAGCTGTTAGCTCTGTTACTAAATTCGACAGGAAAACGATTATAGATATCCGCGGAGTCTTTCCGCTGATATGTGACAAGCGCTCCGTCGGACTGCGGAATGAAATCATCGGCGGTCAGGTCATACTGTACAGTCTTATCCGGCGTCCAGTTACCTGTAGGACGGTCTTCGGTTATGACAATTTTATACCGGTCGTTAGACCAAAAAATATGCGCATTAGTGAGTCCCGTTATCTCTTTAACAATGTCGCGCACGGCGCTCTCGTCGACATCCGCCGGAGTAGAAATAAGCAAATCTGCTTCTTTGCAGTACTTCCGATACTCGTCGAGGTTTTCAATAGTGACATCGGACAATCCGACTCTGTCTAACAGCGCTCTTATGTAATCCGCGGGATTAACGTCGATACCGTCTCCGGTACTAAGCAGCTTACCTTTTACTTCGAAATTGTACGTCGGCATAGCCGCAGATTCACCCAAATCGATAACGCCCGCCAGGTACGCCAAACCATTATACGGAAGTGATTTATCCGGATGGTGCTGCGCTACATAACTCCACGGCGCCTGTGTAGATGCGCCATCGAAAAGTGACAGCCCCACCCCTTCAGATGGATAATTGTAAACTTCTTTATCTTTCCAAATTCTACCGACACCTGCTATCTGACCTTCGCAGAGCCCGATAATTGTCGCTACAGAATAGGTATATGTGATGTTAGTTTGTTTCCCGCCGCCTTTACCCGCCCTATGGGTCTCTTTGTGCTCATGCGCGGTAAAATCATCATAATAGATAATATTCCCGCCGATACGTGTTGTGCCGTAAATTTCCGGAACAGCAGTACCGTATTCAGCGGTATTAACTGTAAACGTTGAGATTTTATTAGCCCTGGTAACGATATTTGGACCCCTGAAAAAACTCACACTGTATCACCTCTCCACCTGTAGACGTACCTAAGCCGCGGCTGCCCGCGGTGGTCACAAAACATAACATCCTTCATTTCTGTAACTATTACACCTTGATCAATTAACGCATGGATAACTTTGCCATGCCCGATATATATCGCCGCATGAGATATGCAGCGGCCATACTTGTACAATAAAAAATCACCAATTTGTAGATCGGTGACTTCGTCACAATATTTTTGTACGTACCTCAGAAACCATTCCTCCGAATGCGATAGATGCCACATATTAGAGTATGGTGCGATGTTAATCGTATCCGGTTTTATTAGTTGTGCGCCCTCGAGCACACCGATTAGCAACATGCCGCAATCAACGCCTACGCCCTTTACTTTTGCCGCATTAACGTGCGGTGTTCCAAGCCACATTCGGGCTTCTGCCGCTATTCTCTCACCGACGGTCATATGAGTATCTCTTTCAACGGTACATACGGTGCCACGACCGACGCGTTATCTATATCCGTTGAGCCGATAACGCCTTCTCCGGATGTGCTATACGCTTTCTGCGGATAGTATTTCCGAATCGGAAATTTCATGTTCAGTCCTTGTGTTTTCGATTTTATAGACAGCTGCAGGTCGACGCCCCCCGCCTGCTTAACTTCGACATTCCCTGCGAAAAGTCCTATCGTGCCTAACACCGACGCCCCGCGGAAAAAACAACGCCGCAAAGACAATATCGCCCCATCAAGAACGCCTTCGTGTGCCGCCTTGAGCAGCGGCTTGTTTTCTATCTTATCGTCAGGATCCGCGTTTATCGTGACTGTTAATGTATCTACCGAAACATCGCTCTGCAGATCTATCTGACTGCGCTTGATAAGCAGCGCATTATGCTGATATGTTCTTCCATTATATATAATGTCCTGATCTGTATCGGCATAGTAGTATTTGTTTCCGTTTGACAGTGTCAATTCATACAGATCGCAAGACGTAAAACTTTTCTCTGTATTCAGATACGTTTCTAAGTCAGTTGTTACTTTCTTCATCGTACTACCCTCAGCTTGATACTTCCCGTTTCGTTCCAGTTTCTAAATAATTCTGTGATTCCCAGTCCGTCGTCGTCAAAACATACTTTCCAGTAATACGTATAATCGGCCTTAATGACGTCGCTGCCAGCCGGAGCTGTTTTAAAAGCGATTACCCCGTCCGTTATCGTATAATCCGATGCCGGCACTTTTGCGTCGTTGCGATAAACAGTGGCATTCTCAATATACGCGGCGGGCTCTACATACTCCCCGACTTGCATAACTGCTTGATATTTACCGGGGGAAACCATCGGGAGTTGTATGCCTTTTACCTGATAATCCTTCGGATCTAACCAAAGAAACGGAAGAAGCGCCCCTTTCTGCAGCGCGCAAAAGCCTAATATTTTACGAGACTCTTCATCGGTCAACCGTTTAAACTGTACACTGATTGTCCAGTCCGGATACAACTGATTCGTCATAGCCCGCCTTCGGCCGGAGCCTGTTTTTTTCACTGTTGTATTCCAAGTCTCTTTTTTAGAGGAGTTCCATGCCGCTTTTTGTATATCCGGAAACTTTTTCAAAGCCATTTACCATACCCCGCTATCTGTCGCAAAATTTCGGTTGTTTTCATGCAGCGCCTGCTTGATTTGCTTGAGTCCTCCGCGGTTTAAAAAGTCCATAAAAGACTTAGCATCTAAAGCTGATACAGACAGATTTACATCGCCGCCTGCATTATCATCTACTCCGCCACCATCCGAAAATTCCGGAGTAGCGCCGGCGTTAATAGCGTTTAACATCCCGACGCCTATGCGGTCTACTGCAGCCGAGCGGATAACGTACTCTCCTTTAGACAGCATAGCTGGAATAGAGTCACTGGTACCAGTACCCGGGCCGGTAATGTATCCGCCTGCCGCCTTTTTTGTAATGCCAAACACCGTTTTATTGGCCATATCCGCAGGTGTCATACCGCTTGCCCACGTAGGAAATGCAGAATAAATCGCAAACACGCCGAGCCATTCGGTCAGTATTGATACCGCAGTGTTAATAATGTTCTTAGCAAAATCAGCCAGCGCTTCTTTTCCCGACTTTGCGCCGGTAATAAAATCCGACATGGCGCTGCCCATACTTTTACCGACATCGTTCATATAGCCAACAATTTTATCGTGCCACTGCTGCGCGGTGGTCAGCTGCTGAATTTCAGCATCGGCCGCTTCTGCTAAAGCCGCTTTATACTGATCGACAAACGACTGCAGCGTCTCTCCTTTTGCTGTTAGCTCTTCTGCCAGTGCATCGGGGGTCATCTGTAAGAGCTTAGCTACTCCGCTTAAAGCCTCCGCTTCGTCCGGATTAGAGACGACTGTATCAAGATCTTTCAAGTTTTCTTGCAGTGTCTTCTTGATCTGATCTATCTTATATTTTGTGCTGTCTGGATCACCAAGTATTCTGTCTACCAGATTTTTCGTATTTTCTTCGTTATTTTTTAACGCCAAATCGTACTGCGCCGCTCTTACTTTAGCCGCGTATAAACTGTTTTCCGCATCTATCTGATCGTTAATAGCTTTAATCGTTTTGTCGCGCATAGATGCGTCGGTAATTTTCTGCGCAAGCTTGAGCTCGTTTGTGTACCCCTCGACTAACTGATCATGCGCATTTTTGAGCCCTTGCAGAGTTACTTGCAGACCTTCTGTCTTCTGCTCTTCTTTAGTCATCATCTTGACACTAACCTGCGCGAGTTCTACCGCCGATTTAGCCAGTGCCCATTTCTGTTTATCCGCGTCAGCGTATTTTTTAATCAGCGCTTCCACAGCTTTTTCTTCTTCAGTCAGCTTTTTTACAGCTGATCCGCCACCGCTGTGGGAGCCTCCTCCGCCGCCTGACCTTTTAGCCAAGCTGCCCGCGGAATTAAATCTCTGCGACTCACGCACTAATCCGTGCGTCGCATTAGCCAATGCCGCTTCCTCTTCGTCGTTATTAACGCCGCCCGCAGCAGCTATTTTATACTGACGATGGATACCGGATGCTGCCGCACTGGCGATCCTGCCTAATATTCGCAATACCTCGGCCGCGAAATTGTAAATTTCTTTGAGTACATCGATGACCGGTTGCATAGAATCAACGATCTCTTTACCGACTTCGCTAAAGCCCATCGCAAGATTATATATAATGACATAGATAGCCTCTATCGACGTTTTTATTACTGCCAATACGGCGTCAATCCCCCATAAAATAACGCCGGCCACATTGCCTAAAAGCGTGAAGACCCCAAGGCCGTCCCCTCGAATAAAATCTACCAGATCTTGTGTAATATCGATGAGCTCTTGCACTATCCCAGACTGCTGAAATGCATCGAGTATAGCCGCCCCGATTTCGCCGCATGCCGCGTTAATATTTCCGGTGACATCACCCCATTGGTCAATGATATTCTGCTTAGATTTAGCCATTGATCCATCGAACTGGTGTAAGTAGTCGGTTAATGCTTGAATAGCGTCTTGTGCATCCAGCGTCCCGTCATCCAATGCTTTCATTGCTTCTTCGCCGGTCATACCCAGCGACCCGAAGACGTTATCCAGATTGATACCTGCCATCTGCAGGGCTATGATCTGCCTGCTGCTGGCGTCCCCGGTAGCTTTAATGCGCGCAAGTGTAGTAACAAGCATTTCTGCGCCTTCTTGCTTCTTACCGAGCCCCGCGGCCGCATCAGCACATAGACGGATCATATCCGCCGACTCTTGTGCCGTATAGCCCATTGCGAGGAGCTGTATGCCCATTTCTTGTACAGCCGCTGAGTCGTAATTCAGGTCGCGCTCGAGATCATTAAATATGCGATATGTCTCTTTTCCGCTGTTTATGTTATTTTTTATAGCGCCCAGCTGCGCCGTCGTTTGCTGCGCAGCCAAGCCGACACTTACTATATGCGTGGCCGCGTCTTTCGCTATATCGACAACCGCTGATAGCGCACTAACTAATGCGTTGCCGAGCGCGACAGAGAATGCTGTAGTCGCTGTAGACCCGCCGCGGAACGACGAAAGTAATTGCTTAAATCCCCCCGCAGCCTCTTTCGACTTCTGACTGGCGGCTTCTATACTTTTTGTAGTATCTTTAATAGCACGCGAGTATGCAGCGTTCGCTTCTTTTTGACTGTGCAGCGCCATCCTGAGATCTTTTAATGCTTGCCTCTGTTCAGTCGTCGCTTTTGTGCCGTTGCGAGTCGTCTTATTTAGATCTTTGAGTTGCTGTTTGAGTTCTGCTGCTTTCTGCGAGCCTTCTGCGAACGCCGCTTTTAATCTTTTCAGCCCGTCATCGTCAGTAGCTGTCTTTATAACGATCTTCGCGTCTGCCATTCAAGCACTTCCTTTTATTTAAAAAGCGCCGGTTAAGGCACTGTTGATTTCAAATTTATAATTTATAATTTAATATGCGTCTCTAAATACGCATCTACTTGACTTGCAAAATAAGTCTCTATGGCTGCTTTATTCCGACCAAAATAATCCCCTCGAGCTGGATATTTGGTAGCTTTCATGCCCTGCCTCGGGCCTCTTCCCCGGATGTATCCGCCATGCGCCCCGGTATTGTACCACCGCGCGAAATAATTAGCATAAATGGTAGCCGTTACGTTATCAACTTCGACAGCATAGTGGCTCGGAATAATCTCCGACGTACCATCTGGCGCGGTTATAAGATTTTTACCGGAAAAAGCAGTTTTCGGATACGTTCTTTTTATATAATCCGTTGTTGCATAATTTGCGTGCTTACACGCCGCGGCAACATCCGTAATAAACCCTTTTCGAGTATAGTCTTCTATTTTTTCCTGCAGTTCTTCAAGCGTCATGATAAAAATAATAGAGCGGTTTACTCAACAAACCGCTCTACCCCTTTTAAATTAATGCCCTGGTGTAGCCGTGGGCTCTACAAAACCTGTTTTCTTGACCGGAGCGCCGACTCCTGTCGCTTTCAGTGAGTAAGACACGACATCTTCCCCGTCCGCCGTCTTTTCCCATGATGTCGGTACATACTTACCGACAACGTATTCCTTAGTATCCAAGTCGACAATAGCAAACTGCAGAGCGCCTTTTTCGGCGGTAATTGCGTCATCGTACAAGAACTCTTCGATGACTTTCTGTGCCTCATTATCTCGACGCATAACAACTTCTGCGTCCAGCTCGTGAGTCTTTGAAGTCACGACGCCGTCAGCCCAGTAACCGGTATCCTTTGTTTGCGCAGTCTTGACTTCTGCAGACACGGAGTGCGTATTCGACGTCAATCCGCCCAATTTAATCCATTTCGGGCTTGCTTCGGACGCTCCCGTACCATAATTGATGTACAAAATAATTCGTTTGCCGGAAACCCCGACTTCCCCGGTAAACGCCGGGTATTTTTCTTTTGCGATAGTTACAGCCATTTTTCACCTCATGCTATTTGATCAATTCTAAAAATAAGAGTAGTACCGCCGTTCTGCCATACACCAGTATCGCCGTATACCGGTAGATTCGTCCGCAGCGAGCCTACTTTAATACTGATAAGCTGGTATCCGTCTGCGTACAGCTCTTTTTGCAGTGCATCCCAGCCCGCGTCGCCGCTTAAATAGTTCAGCAGCGCTTCCAGCTTTTCTGCAATCACTTTGCGGCCTTTATAGTTACTGTAGATCTCCAGCTGCAGCGACATATTCCACGAAGCCATATCCGGCGCAGTAGCGGTGCAGTCCGCGTCGCTGGCGCCTAAAATGCCGTAGGCAAACTCTTTTTGCTTTCTGAAATAGTCTTCTATTTCGGTAATCGGCACCGCACTGTCGAACCAGTCCAAACCTATCGGACTGTTTTTTGTCACCGCATAAAACGCTTTGGTTACGGGATAAAACGGAGATTTATACTTCATATCAGGCCACCTCCGCTATTAATAGCCGTCGCCGTAATCTGCAGGAAATACGGCCTGCTTTCGTCAAGCAGCAATATGTCATTAATGAGATAGATAAAATCCCTATATGACAATCTCCACGACGTATCCAGCCCTTTTACCGCATTCATGCCACGGATATCCCGGACAACAAAATACCGGGTATCCACAGTGGCGTAATCACCTATGATCTGCTGCCGGCTCTGGTTACGCTGTTCGCACATAGCAGACAACGTAACCGCCGGAACGTACGTAGTTTCGCTTAAGCCGCCCAGTTCGTCACGGACCGGTGCGGACGGCTTAAGCAGCGTAATCCGATGACAAAACCGGCCCGGGTTTCGCTTAAACACAAAGCACCCCTTACGGCGTCTTAGTAAGCTTTACAAAGGCTTTGTCGTAAACAGAGATATCCGTGAAGCGGCACACCGCGCGGACCAGAACGGAGTTTTTAGTAAATCCTGCTTCTTCAGAAGATGCGACTTCGAGAGACGGATACGCAATATGATACAGAGCGGAGAAATCGCCGACAAGAATAGTATTATCCGCAAGATTGCTTCCTTCAACAACAATAATCGGACGACCCTCGATCTCTTTTACTGCCGCATTGTTGGCGTCACGGGAGAGCAGGTATCTGTCCTGCTTGTCTTTCGCAAGTGCAAGACCCGCCCACGTAGCCTGATTCATAACAACAGTAGCTCCGGATCCCGCATCCAATGGGAGCTCAATTATAGCTTTTTTAACCGCATCGACAGTGACCACGGTATTCATAGCAGCGATCTTAGTTTCTTCCGCCGCGGCAAGTACTTTAGCACAGATGTCCTTATTTACAGTGGTACCGTACACTCGATTGAAAAGCTTTCCGATAATTGCCAGTACGTCAGAGTTAGCATCCAGCAGTAATTCACGAGATACCGGAATAATAGCGCCTTTAGATGCCAGCGTATACTTAACGCTGGTAAATACACCTTTTTTCTGCGCAATCTCGGTATTTTCTTCGAAATCTGTCAGTTCGACATCCTGCCCATAATCGATACACGGTACCGTCCCTGCGCGAGTCGTTACAGGAATGGCGGTCGTGATAGCACGAAGATCCACGCCGACTCCGTTATTTTCCCGCAGAGACAGCAGTTCTTCGGGAACGAGGACGCCCCCATCAGCGGCAACTGCGCCATTCTGACCTGCCGCTTTATCTTCAAAATAGGTCGCATATTCAGTATCGGTCACCGCGCGTCCCAGCAAGAAATTTTTAAGTGCTGCATTAAATCTTTTTTTGTCCATCTTGTTTTCTCCTTTTAAATAACTTTTCTTTTTTGCTTCAGCTTCCAGTGCTTTTTGCTCACTATAAGCGGTAAGCTTATCTTCCAATTCTTTCTGCTTCTCTACAGGTACGGCTTCTTTCTTTTCGATAAAAGCCTTAATTTCATCTTTCAGTGCGTCAATATCGCGCTTCATTGTTATGCTTTTCAGCATTTATCCACCTCTTTCTTACAAAATACTGCGCCAGTAGGCTGCCTCTGTCTCATCCATTTTCGGGACGGGCCCGTTTCGCTTTCGCCGATGCTTCGTCAACTTCTTATATGTCGGCGCTTTTCGACCGTAGGCGCCTCTGTACGTCGGCAGCGCACAGTTAATGATCATTAAATCTTCCAGTGCATCGTAACGCCGCAAATACCCGTCAAACATAGCGTCGATTTCCGAAACAGTATACTTTCCGAATTGCTCCGGAGTCAGATTGAGCTCACCGAGTGCAATAACCTCGAGTACTTCCAGCATATCCCGAAACGTTCGGTATCCCGTTGGTCTTACGCTTTGCCTGCTTTTTTCATCAGCTCTCTCATCTGTTCCGGCTTCGGCAATGCCGCCTCGACTTTTTTTGGATCGGCTACCGTGCCCGATTTAATCAGTGCCGATAACGCGTAAGCCATCAGCACTGCTGGTGAATACTGCGGTATCGCTTCATAATATAGGCTTTCTGCATCTTCACGTGTCATACCGTCGTTGCCGTCAATAAGAGCTTGAGTAAACAGCACAAGTACATCGTGCAGCGGAGCCGCCTGCTCTTTAACTGACTGTAAAAATTTCATCAAAGACTCGTGCCGTAGCTTTGTTTCAGCTTCATATGTGCCTTTATTAGTCAGCTTTAAACGGTATTTCTTTCCGCTGATTTCTATGCTTTCGAAATTATCAAAAATCATTACCCTCCCTCCTTTCTTCTGGGATTTCCACCTTCGTCACCGCCGCTATCTCCTAAAGCTCCGGTCCCGCCGCGCTGCGTGAGCATATCTGCTCCGGGTGCGTCTATCGCCGGATATCTCAGAGACCGTCTGGCCTCATTAGGTGTCAATATTCCCGCTCCAGTGTAAGCCGCGAGAACGCTTGCTTTACTCTGAGCGTCCAATGTATCAAAGACATCACCAGCACTAAGGAATCGATATCCTTTCGTTTGGTCTGCCCTATCAAGCAGCTTGAGCCGAAACTCTGCTGCGTACTGTGTAATAATCGGGATCATCGTTTGATTAAAGAACTGCGCCATTTGATTAGTTGAAAACGTAGCCATCCCAGCGCCGCCGCCTACGTTAAGCATGGCAAGTGGTATGCCGAAGAATGATGAAATCTTCTGTGCGGAAGTCTGCTGCAACGATTCATAGTAATCTTTAATCGCATTCGCAATATTCGTCGCTGTCATTCCCGCTGGCAACGGCAATATCGTATTATTGCTGTCCGACAGAAGCTCTCGAACTTGATTTTGCAGTTCTTTCTGCTTTGACGCGCTCAAATCAGAGGTATATGACAACACAATTGTCCCGGAAAAACCGTTTATCACGGCACTGCGCATTGCGCTTTCCGATTCCGCCGACCCTTTTAGCGCATTCATCAGCACATCAATAGCTCTTCGACCAACAAGTCCGTTAATACTAAAAGCTTTAAAATGCAAAATTTCTTCAGGTAAAATAGTAAAGCGGTGCCCGGATTGTGTATCATAGTACTCATATACCATCTTCCGCTGTCCTTGCAGTATGTCCGCGTTATCCCAATACACTTTAATACTTGCCGCATCCAACGGAATTAACTTTTCTATTACACCCGATTTACCGCACTGAATGTACGCATATGCGTTTCCATAAGCATTTCGCTGTACTTCCATCCACCGCCAAAATTCATACGCATTTATACCATCGTACGGCTCCACATTAAGCGCCCGTTCGTAACGCGGGCTGAAAACTGCGGGAGTATTCCCCCCCGGATCGTACAGACCCCACTGGATCTGCCCAATATTTTTAGCAAGAATCTCAATGCATGTAGCAAAAATAGTATCCCCACCAGCCGCGACCGCAACGCGTTGGCCTATGCCGATAGGATAGAAATTCTTTTTCGTATTTTCGTATACACCGCCACGGAAAAAAGCTTTAAATTTATCCAGCATAGCTGTTACCCCAGTTTATCTGCCGAGTCAAGCAGAGCCTGCAAGTCTTCGGGAACTTTGTAATTTGCTTTGCGTTCGGCTTCTTTTTTTTCAGCTTCAAGATCCCGTAATTTGTGTATTACCCCCGCAAAACCCGCCACGGCCACCATATCAAGCTTTTTGGCGGCGTCTTCAATGACCACGTGATCAAACATCTCTGCTGCCTGTTCTCCGGTAAGCCACACCTCGCCATTATCGATCCGGGCGTCCAATGTCTTATCTTTAACATGCTCCGTTACGATGCTGTGCAAGACTGCATCGATAGCTTTCATGGACTCAATTACATTCGCTAAATCCTCTTTATTACCCTCTGCATAAGACATGCAGTTGTGCAGCATGAGCAGGTCGTCTTTATGCATAATCACCTGACGGCAAGCCAACGCGATAACCCCGCCCATCGAACACGCCATAACTTCTACTTTAGCCGTTACTTTCTGTTTGCAATTCCTGATTGCATTAACCACCTGCAGCCCTTCGAGTACACTGCCTCCGGGAGAGTTAATCACCAGCGTAACATCCTCTGTAGTCTCATTTAACGCTTTAACTACATCCGCCGTGGCTTCGATAGCACCATTAATTCTCAAATCCATATCATTTTTCCTCCAATCGATAAAATTGTAATTGTGTAAGCATCGCCCGTGCTCCGTAGTTCAGACCTGCATCTGCAATGCTTGACATGCCTTCCCGTTGGTCGTACATGTGTGGGCCCCATTGAGTTATCACCCACAAGTCGGCTTTGTTCCGAAACCGCTCATTCGCTTTGTACAGCGCTTTGTAATTGTCAATTGCATCTTCCAAATAACCGTAACCTGTATCAATAATCCGTCGAATAAAAGCGTCGTCATCGTCATACGGGATATGTAGATAATCTTTTAGTTCTTCCGTTGTAATCATGTACTCACCTGCCTTTCATCATGTCGAACCAATCATCTACCAGCTCGTCACCGGACGGAGTACGCCGGTTGAAATCAATGTAGCACGCAATAAACCCCGTCAGCGCCGCGTCCAGCGGGTCTATTCGAATATTGCTGTCTGCGCGAAGAGTAATTTTTTCGATAGAATAAAATCCGGTACTGTTCCGCACTAATAAAGAGTTCGTAACAGCTTTTAAAAATATATCTTCACGCCCCTTAGCGTATGCAATAACCCCGTCTTTAAAGTGCTGCGACAGCGCCTCGATATACTGACTTAGCGCTTTCGGACTTTGATTTTGCAAAATGAAGGTGTCGCATATCTCTGACAGCCGGTCTTGTATCCCGGCGATGTTGTAGGGATCGGCTGCTATCGTTACGTAGTGCAAGTCGTGATCCGTTCTGATTTTGTCTATGTATTCAAAAACCTGCACCGTGTCGATATTCTCACCACCTGCGCCGGAACATAAAAAAAGCTCTGTATCAAGATAATCTCGATAACAAAACTTATCTGACGTTACGTGATCTTGCAATTTCTTTTCGGGCATCCACGATACACTGTGTATAAACAATCTATACCCGGCCGCGGTAGCATCTTTCTCTACCATCGCTCCTGTTTGATCTACGCCGTAATACGTTAACCAAACCACCGATGTTAAATCGACCGTTTGAGAAGCGTCTATTCCTAAGTACCAGTCTTTATATCCGGCCTGTATCAGGTCTTCAAAAGTAGTATCTATTCCGCAAGCTATCAATTGGTCGTATGTACAAACCTGTTTATCTTCGGCCGAATACCAAGTGTTACATTGTTTTGTCACAAACGACTGCAGCGTAAACCCTTTCTTCGCGACCGCCTCTTTAGCTTTTTGCAAATATTTTTTCCGGATGTGGTCTTTAATTGTAAATCCGTCTTGTTCAAACAGCAGTACCGGATTCGCTTTGCCCCACAGCTTGATATTCGCATAGTCTTTACTCTGAATATCCGCCGCGTCGGGCTCTGCTAAAAACAAGAAAACATTATCTGGTAAAAGATCTTCGTACAACATCTTTCTCAAAGTCAACCAGCTTTTATGATTGTCTCCGCCGATTTCAAATTGCGCTGTAGACATCGCGACAAGTAATGCATCCTTAAAATGTGCTTGCCCGTCTTGTATTGTCTTAGTGATGATTTCATCACAGAGCATTTCTTCATCGATAACGGCTACTTTGTTCGTGTACCCATCCAATGAGTTCTTCGCGCTTCCGCCTGTCCGAAACATTTCTAAATAGTTCCCGGTGTTCTTGTGCTTTGCCCAGCACGCTGTCTTGTTTACATTGTCAAAAACCTCCTTCAAGCGGCGGTCATTATCAATAAATTTACAAAATTCTTTAAAGCAAATAGTCGCATTCTGCCCTTTACACGACGCAAGAACAATCAATTCATTCCGGAATTTGCTCATTCCCATTAAATAGTGCAGCACGGCGGACAATAGAAAGCTCTTTCCGTTGCGTCGTGCCATATATAGTTTCGCAGTATTAACCAAGTACCGGCCATCCGGATATCGTAACCCGAAGATCCCGCACATAATAAACTTTTGAACAGGGTACAGGCTCAAGCGTTTAGCTTTGCCGTCCTCGTCTACATAAATCAGTAAATTTATAAACTGGAACATCCGGCGCATTGCGTTAAATGCGAATTTGTATTTTCCCGAATTGTACAGATCCAGAAACCGCTTAAAGCACCGATATTCCGACTCTCCTACCAGTTCGTTATCTGCCCGTTTTACCAGAGCTTTGTAATAGTCTCCGATAAATTCGTTAAGTTCTGCCGGTACTTTCAGCAGCTTAATTTCATCCTCAACCATCGCCAAACCTCTTTTCAAATTCTGTTATACCGCTTACTATCCTTTGTAGCGCATATTCTTTTTTCACCCCGCCAGCTCTATACAATGCGTGTATTTCTCCGTGGCTTTTTTCAGACACAGTAATCAGATTATCCAAAGTAAACAGTAAATCCGGTCTTTCATCCCGCTCTTTGATGTGATGAATGATCGGATTATCTAACCGCTGTAAAACGCCAATTCCAAGCAGCCAAATATCATAATCCATGTATTTTATACGCACGTTTTTGCGGCATTTCTGCCACAAACGGGATGCATATACTTTTTTTGCTGTGTTTTCCGTCTGATATTTTTTAGCAAATTTGCGGGTACACACAGGGCATCTGTACCCGCCGTAGAGCTGATGACACGTATTGCAGCGTTTAAAAATCGCCATCTTTTTGCGATTCGGCCAGCATTCGTGTGAAGGGATTTCCGTTGTCAGCCTCTTCATCTTTTATTTTGTCGAACTTCAGCGCCTTATAAATCCCCAGTGCCGTTTTATTAAACTGTTCATACCGCCGCAGATGCGCCTCAACATTAGCCGCATCCATTTTGTCTAAGTTAGCAGTTAATTCCTGAGATATTTCTTCGGCTAAAACAGTAAACCGGCAATACTGCATAATGAGATTTTCATTAACTTTGTTAATCGTGTCGCACCTATGTTGCAATGTCCAGATGTAGTTGTTTAGTTTTTTGATTGCCCTGTTTCGTGCTGTGTTCGTCATTTGATATACACCTGTCTATTAAAATACATCTGTTGAGAAAAATTAAAAAGGACCCGCCGAATTGCGGTCCTGTGCTGTAAAATTCCGAAACATACCCCCATTGTTCACCGATTGAAATGCTAAAAAGGTAAACAAAAAGCACATGCCGGGGAGTGACATGTGCTTTTTGCGGAAAGGAGGTTCATCCTTAAATTTCCCTTTACCATAATAGCACGTCTCATAGTGAATTATAATGAATTTTAGTGAACTCTTTTTCTAAAATTTGCAAAGATCTTCCGTGCAGCTTATAGACCCATCGGATCGTGTAATTCATATCCACGGCTATCAGCTCCCACGTTTGCCCCAGTATGTAATACCGATACAGTACGCACCGGATACTCTCGTCACTCACTTTATCGATCAGTGCTTTAGCCTGATTTCGTTTATCAATCAGTTCATCCCAAGCAGCATTTACCTTTTCGATCTGTGAATCCAGTTTATCCACAATTTCATCAAGCGTAGCTAAGTGATTCGACTGTATCTTGTCACCAAGCTTCGGACTTGAGATGTTGTACGCTCTGCGCCTCAAGTCTTCTAATTCCTGCTCGTATGCGCGTAACAAGCTGTCTTGTTCCCTGACCGACCTCAAAAACTCTTTAACCGTCATTTCTCCCCCTGCCTGCCGCTACACACAACGCTACGGTTACCACACCAACGACAGCGCCAATCCACGCGCCGATTACAAAAATCAAAATCTCTGTCATTTCTCGTCAATCCTTTCTAGCAAGTGATCTATGTACCATCTGGCTTTCTTCAAGTCCTCTGCTCCGTTTTTCTGCTTCCACCGCCACAAATACTTAATCGCATTTGCCGTACACACTGCTTCGATACCGCTTAAATCGCTTGTCGCTACCTCTATTGCGTCAATACATTCTACCCGGCCTTTGTTATAATGTGCCGGCCTGTTTACCGTATCCGCACTATTCATCGCACACCTCGATGATCAGCTTACCATCCCCGTTTGTCACTGCCATAACCTCAAAATCCACAAGCCAGTACGGGATTTTTTCACATTGGCCTTCAAACATCACTCTGTACGTTTGCCCGTACAACCCCATGCTTGCTCTGATAACTCGTGTTGTGCTAACTACCGGAATGACTCTCAGTAACTTCTTTAATTTCATTTTCTGTCGCTCCTTTCGACTAATAATTTAACTGCGTTCATCATGGCTTCCTGCCCGTTTTCTTTTCGTTTCAGCGCCTGCATAACCAATTCATCTACCGTACCTTTCGCGACTAAATGATGTATGATAACCGGCTCTTTCTGTCCTTGTCGTTCAAGTCTTGCATTAGCCTGCTGATACTGTTCCAGACTCCAGGTTAAACCAAACCAAACTATAATATGTCCTCCAGCTTGCAAATTAAGTCCATATCCCGCGCTTGCCGGGTGTGCTATGAGTAGTTTTACCTTTCCTGCGTTCCAGGCCCTTATATCGGCTGAATTTTGCAATTCCCGCGCATTCGGGAACGCTTTTTTAATCCGGTCTTTGTCGTGTTTGAAATTATAGAAGACTAAAATCGGATTTCCGTCATTTGCTTCTACAATCTCTTTTAGCGCTGTGATTTTTGCGTCATGAACCGGTATAACAGCTTTATCGCCGTCGTACACAGCTCCGTTTGCCAACTGCAGCAGCTTATTACTGACCGCTGCCGCCGATAAGGCTGTTATCTCTTCGCCTTGCAGTTCAGTTACGTATTCCCGCTCAAGTTCCCGGTACGCTTTTTGTGATTTTTCATCAAGCACCACAGGAACCGTCACCGGCGGAAGTTTATCCGGCATCAATCGGTAATCTTCAGCTTTCAAGCTAATACAAATATCCGATATCTTGTCATAGATTTCTTTTTCAGCCTCTGGACTTCTTATCCTGTAACTGTAAACCACCGGGCCGTTCTGCTTATCCGGTACAAAATAATTGTTCCGATACTCTGTCAAAGTCCGCCCCAGCCGTTTACCGCCGTCAAGCAAGTACAACTGCGCCCACAGATCCATTAATCCGTTCGGCCGCGGCGTACCTGTCAGCAAAACGATTTTTTTGAAGCACGTCCTGACCTTTCGCAGCGCTTTCCATCGTTTCGTGCTTGCGTCTTTGAAACTTGTACTCTCGTCAATAACAAGCATGTCGAAGTCCGGTTTATATTTCATTTGTTCAAGCAGCCATACGACGTTTTCTCGGTTAATGATGTAAACATCCGCTTTTCTTGCCAGTGCTTGTACTCTCTGTGCCTGCGTTCCTAAGACTGTTGAAAATGTCAAGTTTTTAAAGCAATCCCATTTTGCCGCTTCGTCCTGCCATGTAGCTTCGGCTACTTTCTTCGGCGCTACAATCAAGACCTTGTTAATCGACATCTCGTCAAACATCGCCTGAAAGATAGCTGATAGCGTCGTAGAAGTTTTGCCGAGGCCCATTCCGAGATAGACACCGGTACCTTGATTTTTCAAGATATGTTCAATCACAGCTTCTTGATACTTGTGTGGTACGTACTTCATTGCGCAAGCCTCCTGACAAATCCTTCGGCCGATTTCAGATTATCGATTACCGCCACGCGGCAACCACACTTATACAGAGTTCGGATAACCGCTCTCTGCAGCAACCTCGGCCGTCTTCCCGGCGCTTTCATCTCTGCAAATCCGATTTTCCCGCCGGGAAGAATAACAATCCTGTCCGGCGCCCCTGCAATTCCCGGGCTAATAAACTTGAGGCACATCCCGCCGTGAGCCCGCGTCACTAATATCAGATATTTTTCTACTGCATATTCTTTCATTTTCACCTCATAAATATACAAAGACTTTTTTCGCCTATATAATAAGAATATAAATCTTTATTTCGCGCGCTACGCGCGTGCGCGCGGAGACCCCTACGGATTATAGAGTTATAGAGGAAATAAATGATTATGTGTCTATTATTTTCTTCTATAACTCTATATTTCAATAATCCTCTATAGAATAATTGTTGCTTTGTTGCCGATACATTCTTTTTCAGCCCCCTATCTGTCCTTAACGCGGCAACAAAGTTTGTTGCCCTTTGTTGCTTTTGTTGCCAAAATCCTTTAAACTCTATAATTTTTGAAATATCTGTAAAATTTGTTGCCTTTGTTGTCCTTGAAAAGCGGCAACAGTTTTTTGTACTTTGTTACCTACTTTGTTGCCGCGCTTTTTACCGGCTTGATGTTTTTGAAGCTTCTCTGTTTTCCGTATATTTTTCCGGTAGCCCTCACTCCTTCGGGTTCCCACCCTTTTAACTGCTGCAAAATGCCGTTCATCTCGCGTGCGTCAACGTTCCGAAAGCCCTGCCGCGTCCCGTCAAAAACCTCGCACCATATTTCCAGCGCGCACACCCGGCTCCGTACCACCGTTCCTTCAGGATAGCCTTCTTCGCCGTGATGCTTGAGATAGTCCCGCCGGTCGTATAAATCCATATCGTCCCAGTTTTCGGGTAGTTTCGTATCCAGATACTCTAAGACCAGTCCGAGTTTCTCTCCACCCTCTGTGTGTGCCTCCTGTAGCTCTCTTGCGGTCTTCGCAGAATCGGCGGGCAGGTACAGCTTTTGGTCTGTTTCGTATAGCTGCTTGACCTCTGCCCATACCTGACCGATGAAATCATCTGTCAAATCGGACAGCGGACGTTTTCCGTTGCCTGCACAGAAAACAGGCAGGAAACGGCGTCCGCCGGTACGGTCTTTGAGAAAGATGCTGTCGTTCGTAGTAGCCGCGAACACGCACTGCCGCGGGTACTCTTCTGTACGCCGCCCGTAAGGCACCCGAAACTTGTCTGTCTGACGGGATAGAAAAGCCTTGATCATATCGTTATCCGCTTTTGTAGACGCCTGCATTTCGGACAACTCAATAATCCAGCTGCCTTGCAGCTGCTCCATTGCTTCTTTACCCTGAAAACTGACGATGCTGTCATTAAACCATTTTCCGCCCAGCCTGCCTAAAATCGTACTTTTGCCGATACCCTGCGGGCCACTAAGCACTATGCATGAGTCATATTTGACTCCCGGGCGCTCTATACGTGCCACGGCGGCCTTGAGCCACGTTCGCGTGACATCTTTTACGTACTGCGAGTCTTCGGCGCCTAAAAAGTCAATAAACAGCGTTTCTGCTCGTTTGACTCCGTCCCATTTCAAGCTTTTCAGATAATTTCTTACCGGGTGCGTTTTGTGATTGTACATGACCTCTACCAGCGCGTCATCGATGACTTGCCTTGCGGCCAAATCGTAATATTTTGCTAAATAGTTGCGCAGACCGGCGTCATCGGTATCCCGCCAGATATTGTCGATACCTTTTTTCCGCCACGGCAGATCCTTTTTGACAATAAGCCTCCGGGAGAACAAGTCGAGTCCGAAAGTACCCTTGAGCTGCGGATCGTTCTCGAGAATAGCGATAAAATTCCCCGCTACCGGAAGTATCGGCGCGTTCTTCCCGGAGCCTCTTGTCAGCTCCGCCATCCAGTCCATATCAGCATCATCGGCGCTGAATCCGGACTCTTTGAAACTCTTCTTGATATCTTCAGCCTGCTCTGCGCCGATGATGCGTCTTGTTGCTTCGTCTTCCCCTGCCAGCTTCACCATTGCGACATAAGACGGCAGTTTGTTCGGCGGAGTGCCTTCGGCGGCATCCGCGTCAAGCGCTCCGAACTTGTGAAGCCTAACCAAATCAAAAGCGTTACAGAGCTTTCCGCCGGCAGGGTCTGTCGAATGGTGCGAATAAGCAAACTTATCATCGTACACAACGAGCCCGGCACTTGTGCTGCCTTTCGTGTACGTGTACCGCCCATCCACCGCACAGGCAGTATATTCATCGGCCAGGAAGGTCTCTATAGCGTCTTCGATCGTGTGTGCCCGGCAGAAAGCGCCGATAAGCCCGGGTTTCGTAAGCGGGTCACCTTGCTTTTTTGCCGTTGATATTGTGATACTCGCTTCTTTTTTCGAAGTAGGCCATAGCGACGTATCATGCCAGTCCGCATAACGAGACAGCGTGTCATCGGCATTAAGAACGGGCGCATCATTGTATCTGAAGATGAACTCCCCGTCCTGCGGCTTACTTGGCCAATACATCAACCGTTCCGGCTCATATGTTGTAGAATCCATCGCTTCAATGCTGATGTCCTTTGCTAAAAGCCTTGCAATAGCTTTGTACTCATCGGCCGTTACGGGCCTGTCAAGTGGGATAAGCACGCGGTAGCGCGGGGCAGCAGCAGTGTGGCTGTGTGTTGTGTACAGCCCCCACGCTACATTGCCCATTCCGATATCCAGATCAGTTAGGAAATCATCATCAGGGCTGTCGGCGTCCAGACAAACAACCTGCCTATATTCGACGTTCTGCTTGAGCCGCTGGCCGCCCTTGAGATAGCCGCAGACAAAGCCTCCAATATCTTTGCGATTGTCTCTGTCGGACTTTTTCATCGCTTTGTACTCTGCGACGGATTCTCCTGTCACAGTCGGCTTAGACAACCTTTCAAGCAGGTGCGCCCAGGTCGTTTCCGTGTGTTTCCATTTTTTAGCGAAGCGCTGCGGCGCTGTCGCTATAGTAAATCCGATATCATACTGCAGCTGCAACGCCGGTCACCTCTCTTTCTGTCTGAACGTCATTTGTTTCTATTGTTAATTTCCTTGACTTCGCCCACGCCAGCAAGGCGCGGTTGAGTTCCGCGCTATCTCGGACAGGCTGGTTATTGACCAGTTTTGCCTGCACCACTTTAGTGCCTCTGATCTCGATACAGATAACAGGCTTTCGGTCTTTGAAAGCCGCGATAATCCGTACTTTGTCAGATAAAACACGGTCGCGGTAGGTGCCGACGCAGTTATGCATAGTACGTCCCAAATGTGACAACTGATCCGTATCCGGCGGCAGGCTGAAGATTAAATCGTCAACTTTGCCGGTCAGCGGGAAATCCCGCAGAGACTTGTACTTGATACGAACGTTCTCGTGTTGCTGCTTGTCTACTAAGCGCGTAAGGTAGTCGTGAATATCCCGGCTACGGATTTTCGCCCGAATGAACTTCCGCTTGTTCTGCGGCGTCAGAAGGCCCCACATGTGCGCACAGTCCTGCATGTTGCAGAAATCTTCACGCTCCAGTAATTTAACCGCGGCCGCTTCGCCTCGGGTATGCCTGATTATCCGAAGGGACTGGAGATAACTCTCGGTGCTTTGATAGAAGCCGATGCTGCGCTTTAACTGTATGAGCATTTTATCTAAGAGCTTGTACTTGTTGTCCGTCTCGTGAAAAATCGGCCACGCTTTTTTGAGAGTGCGCAAGAAGTGAATAGGGCACTTAGCCAGTCTTGCGTTCAGCCCCGGTAAATCCGGGAAACGGTAAACTTCACGCACCATCTGCAGATACTGTTTTCCGGTGTTCTCTACGAGTTTCACGATGGGATCCTCATTGTACGGGCATGATCTAATCTCTTCGGTTGTCAGGTTTCTTGCGTCCGGGTGCTTCAGACGCCAAACAAGATTTGAGAAGCAGTAGTCGAAAGCACCGCGATAATCTTGCGTACTTGTCGGCGTGTATGCAGATTTGATTTTGTAGCCGGCGGCTTCGGACAGCTTGCGATTGAAGCAGTCAACTACATCTTTAAAAAATGAATCAAGCTTTTTCCGTTCCGCATAGCGGATACTGCTTTCCGCGTTTAAATAACGAAAAACAGTATCTTTCATACAAAGTCTTGTATTGTCGTATGCGGTCTTGTTCAGCGGCCACAGTGTATGAGAGATTGCTACCCGCCCGAATGCGCCGTGCTGTAAATACGAAGCATTCCGGGTCTTGAAATCGAATCGCAGCGTATATTTTCTTACTGTGTGCGTTGACACATCAATCGGAGATTTAGCGTCTACGTTCAGCGTTTCAATGCATATATCCAAGTAGTTTTTGTATTCCCGCGCTTCTAAACGGATACTGTAAGGTACGATCATCTGTCCGGATTCGGGTACTTCAATCCAGGGGCAGTCAGAGTCACGTCTATATAACCTTTTTCCGCATTTCGGGCAGTAGTAGCCCGATCCTTCGTCGACAGGTGCCCCTAAGCCACCGTGGAATTTCCATAAACAGTGAAAAGAGTGCCCGCAGGCGGTGTGCACCTGCAGACTTTCTTTCCATCTGTACGATCTACGGCTGTTGTAAACTACGCGTACGACTTCGAATAACCGATTATTTTGGTATTGACTGATAATTCTCATAATCCGCCTCAGAATAAGTCATCTAAATCATCTGCCGCAGCAGCCGGCGGGCAAGGTTCGACAGCGGGTTCTTCTTTCTTTTTAGCCGGAGCTCGTCTACGCTTCGGTTTTTCGTCTTTTTTCGGTTCATCTTTCTTTACTTCTTCTTTCTTCGGTTCCGTCGCTTCAATAGCTTCAATAAGAGTTTGCGAAGCATCTAAGCAGTCTTTGCAGTAGTCTTTTGCTTTTTCTATCTGTTCACGCTTTTCTTCTAATGCTTCAGCGTCAAGCGTTTCCGCCCATTTATCAAGTACTTCAATTCCTTCTTTTGCGATTTTGATCTGCTGTTCCATTTGTATTTTGTTCATTTTTAATACCTCAATCTTTCATATAATATTGGCTTTCAAAGCCGTCGGCGTTCTTGATCAGCCCGGTTTCCCAGGGCTCATTCTTCGACATAATTTCTGTAACTTCGGCAAGGCTGCCTTCTCCGTCCGGCGCCTCTATAACGACTTCGTCGTGGATGTGCATGATAATTTTGTACCCGGCTGCAGTTAGCCGCAGCATAGCCGCCACTAAGCAGTCACGGGCAACAGCCTGCACGATGTTTTCTACAAGCTTGCCGCCGTAGGTCTCCAGTTTGCCCCACTTCCGGCTGCCTTGTTCGATGCCGCGGTATACGATAGATTCCCCGCCAAAGCGGTTCTCTCCGATTTCTGGCTTGATATACACAAGACGTCTGCCGGACGGTAATTCGATAAATAGCGCCCCTTGCTTTCGGCAGAAAGCGAGATGTCCTTGCTTGATTTTGACCGTACTGCCTGTCTTGATTGTTTTTTTAGCCGCGCTGTCTACATCCCACCAAAACTTAGTAATCGCCGGTGACGCGGCACGCCATTTAGTGACAATTTCCTGTAACTCATCATCGGAAAGCCCCATCTTGTCAGCACCCATCTGCTTTAGCGCGCCGACGGAGCCTCCGTATCCAAGCGCCAGTTCGGCGATTTTGCCTTTTTGTCGCAGGTGCCCGTTCTCACCATGCTTAACAACGGGGACACCGAACATCGCCGAAGCAGAAGCACAGTAGATGTCGCCACCTTCGGCGAAGACGTCCTGCCGCCACTTCTCCCCGGCAAGCCACGCAATAACACGAGCCTCGATGGCCGAGAAGTCGTCAACGATGAATCGGCAGCCGGGCTTTGCGGTGATTGCCGTTCTGACGAGCTGTGACAGAGTATCCGGTACATTGTCATAACAGAGTTCCAGCATTTCTAAATCACCGTTTTTGACAAAAGCTCGGGCGGTATCCAACTCTTTTGCGTCCATGCTGTTCCGCGGCAGATTGTGCAGCTGTACAATACGTCCTGCCCAGCGCCCGGTGCGCATCGCGCCGTAGAACTGGAACATGCCGTGCACGCGGCCGTCTGACGTCATCGCTTTCTGCATTGCTTCGTACTTCTTGATTGATGTTTTGCCGAGCAGCTGACGCAGCCGAAGCATAACGCACACATCATCCGGAATGTCTTTTTTCAAGAGTTCGGTAATGGCTTTTTTATCGATGGATTCGACGGTCTCACCAAGCCGGTTTTCTATCCAAGCTGTGAGCTGCAGAGGACTGTTCGGATTTTCAAGTCCGGTAAGCTCCTTTGCTTTTGCCAGCAGTTTTGCTTTGTGTTCCTTGTTTATGCGGATGGCGTTTTCAACCAGTTTTGCATTGACTCGGGCACCGCGGCTGTTAATCTCTTGATCCATAAGCCAATATCGGTGTTCAAGCTCCGGTGGTTTCAGAGATAATAGTTTCTGCCGTATGGCCTTTTCGACAACGACGTCCTGCCGGTTATATTCGATGTATTGCGCCCACGCCTCCGGGTTGTGTTCCGGTAAATTTCTTGTTCTGCCGCCATTTGCTTTGGTCGGTTTGCAAGGCTTAGAAAAGTAGTTGATTAATGCCTTGCCTCGTGTGTCTTTCTGCTTATCTGCGCCGAGGTGCAGTACCTCCGCAACATCAGCAAGCTTTGTCGGCAGTGAATTGTACAGCGCCAGTACGCTTGTACACTCCCACTGCTCCGCAGGCAACGCGGGATACAGCTTTTTAAAGCAGGTAATCTCAAAGTTTGCGTTGAATGCTGTCTTCGTGATGCTGCTATCGAAAAGAGCCTGCGCAATCCGCACAGGCATCTCCTTTTTAGTAAGATCTATTACCTGCACCGGCTCGTCATCGAAACTGTATCCGAGTAACAAGATTTCAAAGTTCGGCGAGTCCACATATTTATAGACTCCGTACTTGATGTCATTGTCACTGTACGTCTCTAAGTCAATCGCCAGTGTGTTCATAGCACTTACTCCTTAAAAAATATCATCATTATCATCGTTTTCATCGTTTATAAGGCTGTTATCAAAGTCTTTTGCGGAAACGCCTCCCCCGGAAAGAGGTTCGCCGTCTTTAATTTTTTTTAGGCCGTTAAGACCTACGCCAACGCCTCTGTTACCGCCTTGGTTATATACAAAGAGAGATAACACGGCCTGACAATAGCAACCGCTGTATATTTCTGATTTATCCAAGAGCATCTCCCCGTCGCTATCGAGAATCTTAGGCGGATATTCTTCTGACGCTTTAGCATTTAGAAAATAATGTCCTGCATAATTAGGGTCCCCCTCTTTCTCCTTGTCTCCGTCGCGGAGCGGTAAATCTAAATCTTTCCCTTTTGTTCCGAGAATTTTCTTTGCTTCTTCATCGTTGATAAGATCTTTAATCTTTGATTTTAAACGGGAAATGGTTTTTGTATCGCTCTTTTTAATCAAAAGACTTGCCGAATAACGCATACGCTTACTGAGGTCTTCTTTCGGTGTCCAAATGTTTGCATAAGACAATCTGACTAATCCGGTAACAAATTTAATGCTTTTCATTGTGTTTTCTCCTTTACTTTTCACTTTTTATAATCTCTGACGGGTCTATTTCGAGCGCTTTAGCAATTTTGCCAATCGTTTTGGGATTTAAGTCTCGGCCGGGCTTGAAGTATTGAGATGCGGTCAATGCTGCAACGCCTAATTTTCGAGATAAATCTAAACGGTTTAACCCCAGCCGCGCCATCGCAAGTTCCGCTTTTGTCTTGTCTAGCAGCATATTTTTATCAGCTCCTACAGTAGACTTTCGTCAAAATCGTTTTTTACATTTTGCAGTTCTATTGCCTGCCGCTTGTCATCCGCAGAGACCAGCGTCGGTTTGCCCGGCGGTTTCTCAATCACTCCGGACATCAACTCGCTGAACATTTTCTTTCCACAGAGCTTTTCCAAGTCGGTAATCGACCGTAGTGCCTGCGGCTTGTAGATTTCATCGGCTCCGAAACCTGCGTTCAAAAGATTGTTCGCTGCGATAGCGTCATCAGTAATCTTTCGGTTACTTCGACCTTCAACGAGTTTCATTCCGGGCCAGTCGTAGCCGTCAAGCGCTTTTCCGAGTGCATATGATTCCAGACCGTCAAGCCACGTTTTGATACCTTTAGCACGAAGCAAGATGTCGGAAATTTCAAAGTCTTCCAGCTCCGCCGTCTGCAGATCTTCTTTAACGTTTTTCAGTTCGTATTCTGCGTGGGCTCGGCAGGTATTTCGTGCTTTACAGAATCGGCAGTGGTTGCCTGCACAGAACTCACCTTTACCGGCAAAAGCGACTCTTGCCTTTTTTTTGACTTCTTCACCCCAGGTGAGTAATTCTTCGACGGAAATCGTTTCAGTCGAAACACTGTCAAGCCGTGGCTGCACAATCGTCATCCTGACCTCATCGGCACCGTACAGATACCCGAACGCTTCGTACATGCCTAGTGCATACAGCCGCATTTGGCTGTTATTGACGGCGGAGACCGGAACGCCTTTTCCGTACTTGAGATCAACGATTTCAAAGTATTTATCTGAAACCATGACCATGTCGCCTGTACCGAAGCCTTCCGGCACCCATCTGGAGAAGTCCAGCCGCTGTTCAACTTTGATCTGCGCATCCGGAGAGGCAGTTCTCGCTTCATTGATCTTTTCGACGCATATGTTGACGTAAGACTGTACAGCCTCTTGCATTTCCACGTTGTCTTTTATCACAACGGTAGCCTTGCCGGTCTTCAGAAATAGATTCAAAAATCGTTCAGCATAGGCATGTGCTTGCGTACCTTCTTCTGCATACGGGCTCGACGTATCCGGAAACTTCCGCTCCAGTCTTGCCGACGGCGTGCAGTGCAGCCATCGGGAACTTGCCGACGCGCTTAATATCGCGTGTGCCATTAGATTTGTACCATCGCTTTAAATTCCGAAAGATCGGCAGGCTTGAGTTCGGTTACTTTAGCAAGTCCTTTATCTTTCAAGAACTGCTTGATTCGTTCTTTGCCGTCAGCTACTTTATGCGTATACTCCGCACAAAGCGTACGCAGTTCGGTCTTCTGATCTTCCGTCAGTTCATTCGCAGTGTCCGCTTTCGGCGGTTCTTCTTTTACGGGCTCCGCTTTCTTTACCTTAGGCGCCTTGACTTCTTTAACCTGCGGAGCTGCGACGGTAACGTTTTCCGGTGTAACTGTTACCGTGCTTTTAACCGGTTCGTTTAAGAGTCCTTTCAGCTGCGCTTTCAGTTCTGCTACGTCTGTTACATCAATTTCGATTCTGATCATTTTTCTATCTCCTTTATTTGTGCTATAATAAATTAGTAAGTGTTTGTTTTTGCTGTTCGACTGTTCCAGCAGCCGGACGGCTTTTTACTTGTACTAACAAGCAATTTACATCACCGCCTTTCATTTCTTTCTACGTATCGGTGCTATTATCCCGGCAAGTTCTCCGTTTTCGTAGATGTAAAAAGGGGATATCTCAGCCTTCGGATTTACTTTAATTTCGGCATCCTTGTCAAAATACTCGAGAAATGTTTCGCAGATAAAATGTGCATAGTCCTCTCCGTTTGCCGTTTTTAGCAGACAGGCTTTAGTCTTTTTGTTTATGATCGTATCGGTAGGGAACACGGTGCTGAGCTCGCTTTTTGGAAGCAGATAACCTACACCGTCTAAGCGCACCCATGTTCTTAGAGCAAATATGTTTTTGTCCTTCGGCAGAAAACATAAGCAAGAATTGTTGATGAACAAACCGTCTTTCCCGCCATCCTCGCCGATATGCATGGGTAGCGGCTGTCCTTTTAAGAGTGTTTTGATCGCTTGCGAATAGATCTTTTTATAATTCATCTCTTTATATAAACCTCCTTGTACTGCCTTCCGAATTGAATAGCGTCTTCATAACTTTCCATGAAAATATCTATACAGCCATCGATGCCGCAGCGGTCATTGACTACATACTCCCTGTCGTCGATGATGACGACTGTACCGAAAGGTAGGAAGTTGCAAGCTACCCCGCCAACATGGACTGTTTCACCCGTTGCGGTGATAGTCCCACAATCGTAAGGCGTATAAGCGCTGCACTCTGCGATGAGCCATTCTGCTTGTGCTGCAAGAGGCGTCATCAGTGTGAATAAAGTAGTTAATAGTTTTCTCCTCATTCATATGCCTCCTCTCTGCGATTCATGTCTTCAACAGCGACTGTTAATGTTTCTAAGTGATTTGCTAACGTTTCAAAGAAATCCATAGCTGCAATCACTTTTTCTTTCTGATCACTAGACATGCTGCGTTCGAAGTTTTTAAGATATCCGCACAGTATGAACTCCCCGCTACGGGCCACTTGTGCCACCATATTTACATCTTCGGTATCGACGTCTCCTCTACATGCCATTTTTACTTCATCTCCTTTACTCTGATAACTAATTCCGTCCCCGGCTGTACATTGCCGGGGTCTTTGATATGGTTCTCTTTCAATGTGTTGTAGACCAGCTCCTGCATGTGGTCCTTATCACTAGCGACCCTTGCGCAAGCGTCCCACACACTTTCACCGCTTCGGAGTGTCACTTTGTATGGCACCGTCTTTTCCGGCGGCTGTACTGCGTAGCCGGCTAAAAGGACGATTGCTGTAAAAGCCGTTAGAAATTTAAGCATGATAGAGCCTCAATAACCGATATAATCATTGATATAAAAATCAATACGTACAATGCATTCATTGCTTTGTCAATCATGTTGAATCCTCCTTATCTCATTACCAGTTTTTCAATGTCAGCAAGCCGGTAGCGTCTTGTCGGCAGAAGTGATTGCACCGGCCGGATGATATCTTTCTTCTCCAGCCGCCAAAATGTCGACCGGGAAATTTTGAGCAGCCGACGGGCCTCTTCTTTTGATAGCAGCGCGATTTCCATTTTGATCACCTCTTTCCTTTGAGCGGTAAAAATTTAGGCAAAGAGTCAAATTATGAGTTCAACGTGTATGTGCTAAAACACCCGCGAGAACTGCATAAATGACACTTTTTGAGAAAGGATTTTCCGGTAATGGCCTGTCGAAAGATCCTTTTTTCATGCACAGAGCCACGGCGCCCGGTTTATCTAAGACAGACAGCTGATCGCTACAGCTGTCGCAGTCTTCCGGCGCATAGACCTCTTCAAAATTGGCATTGCGTAGAATTTCCACGAAAGTGGACTTCCCGAGGCCGATGCCGTAGAAGCAGACCGGGATTGAATTGGTTAAGCAAATAGCAAGTATCCTAATTTGTGTCTCACTAAGCATCGATTTGAGATACTGCCCGAAATCTAATAATTCTTTATCCATTTTCTTCTACACCTCACTTCTTTTTGATCTTTAGCGCGTATATTGTTGCTTTTTCTCAACCTCAGGGGTAAAAAAATATACCCCTACCTCGTCGAGCGGAATAAGGAGTTCCTTAGAAATTCTTTGAATATCCGCTCTTGTGAAGTCTCGTTCATTCGACAATTTAAGCGAAAGTGTAGACCTATTCATACCCAAGACTTTTGCGAACTCGCTCTCTGAATTAAATCGAGTTTTTATCAAACCCCTTAATCGTCGGTAGTCGTATTTCATATTTTCGCCTCCTTTCGTTGTGTTTTCTCAACTATACCACACAGGTTTACTTAATGCAACTATTTTTTTCAAAATTGTAAATTTTAGTTGCAGTTATGCAACAAATAACTTATAATTAAATCAAAAGTTTACGTAAGGAGGATTTTCAATGGGTACATTCGCTGATAGGCTTAGGACTTTGCTGATTAATGCAGATATGCGCCCTATAGACTTATCCAATATTACGAAAATAGATAAGTCTTCTATATCCAGATATCTAAAAGGCGATTACATACCGAAGCAGAGGAAATTAACAAAAATAGCACAAGCGTTAAACGCAAACGAAGGCTGGTTACTTACAGGTGTTGAGCAAAAAGGACCTGAATTATCTATAGATCTTCCACCCGGCGCGCACAGGCCACAATTTAAAAAAGTCCCTATGCTCGGCTATGCAGCAGCAGGACAGCCGCTTGAAGATCTCAACCAAGATACACCATATTATGACGTGGATAATAAATATGATGTAGATTTTTGTATCACTGTCCGCGGGGACAGCATGATCGATGCAAATATCAACGACGGCGACATAGTCTTTATAAAGTCCATGCCTGAAGTACCGAATGGCCGGATTGCCTGTGTTGAAATAGATAATGAAAAAGTCTGTTTAAAGCGTTTTTACAAGTCCGGTAAAACAGTATCTTTGGCATCGGCCAACAGTAAATATGCGCCAATGTTTTTCACCGAGGATAACTGTGAAAATATAAAAGTTTTAGGATTAGCCGTACTGCGGCAGTCAGAAATTAAATAATTTTTTTTGAAAGGAGCCTGAAATGTCTGTTATAGTACTGCTAATTTTGATATGGATTTATTTCAAATATATTAAGAAGAAAAAATCAGGAGATGAATCCTCTCTGGCAGCAAGTAAGCCTGTTGAACGCCCCGGCATAGATCATAGTTTAGACCCGTTCAGGCGACCCGAATATAACGGTTTTGCAAGAATGGATATTCACAGTCATCATACGTACCAATATCCACTAAATAGTTTCGTTGCTATCGATGTGGAAACCGCGAGTCCGCAGCCATTTTCAATTTGCAGCATTTCGGCCGTGAAAGTTGAAAATGGACAAGTTGTAGACAAAATAACTTCTCTTATCCGTCCGCCGGAAAAACAGTTTACAAATAGTCATGTTCATCATATCACTTGGGATACCGTAAAAGAAGCTCCCACGTTTGAAGAGTATTACAAATCTACTTTGTGCGACTTTATCAGAGGATATGTACTCGTAGCGCACAATGCCCCATTTGATATCGGCTGTTTAAAACACTGTGATCAAGTCTATTCTTTGAATTTGCACGAGCCCATTTTATACATAGACACTGTAGAAGTCGCGCGATCTGCTTTCCCGGGTTTAAACAATTATAAATTATCTACAGTGTGCGCGGCGTTGGGTCTTAAACTAGATCACCACAATTCTTTATCCGATGCGCAGGGCTGTACTCAAATTTTACTGCGGGCTGTTGAGCGTGGAATCGTTCCGAATATTTATAACGCTGACTGGGCGGATGATATAGAATCTTTTAGGAAAACGGTCATCTACCTCGCAAACCGGTACAAGAACGGCATCTCCTTTAATATGCTATTTAATAGCGCACCGTTAACGGGCTACAAAGAGGTCGATTTTATCAAAGAATTTGTTGATACCGGTATTCTAAAAGATGCAACTAAAGAGGTTATGTTATCTAAAATGAAGAAAGCAGAATTACAGAAGATATTAGATGACGCGGGAATTGAAGCTTCGGGCTTAAAAAAGGATCTAATACGAGAAATAATCGACCATCACATTGTAGTATTAGGGTCCAATACTGACCGCGTATATATTCCAGCATAGCAGCATAAAAATCCCGCTACCGTACTGCCATACGATAGCGGGAAAATGTAATGCCCACCTCGGGCTGATTACGCTTATAGTATAACATAATCAGCCCATTTTCAAAAAGGAGCTGATTTTTTAATGCGTTACAATTTTTTAGTCCGGAACCGCGGCACGAAAAGCAATCCGGCTTGGCAGCTGGTTATCTCATATGAACAGGACGGCAAGTGGAAACAGAAAAGCAAAGGCGGTTTCTCGTCGCGTGCGGAAGCGATGTCAGACACAGCTAAAAAATTGCTGATCGATAAAATCGGTGTAACTACGGACAGAGATCTGTTAGACCTGACGCTTGGCGAGTTTATCGGCATATATGCCTTAGATAAACACCTTGCATATACAACTGAAACCTCATATAGAGCGGATATTAAATCTCTTCAAAATGGGCTTTATGATAAAAAGATAACCGATATCACCTTCGCAGATCTGCGTCACGCGTTAAACGGTAATACACGAAAAGATACGTCAAAAAATAAAACTGTCACAGTCTTAAAAACCTTGTTCCACGCCGCGCAGAAAACTTACAAAATAATCGCAGTTAATCCCGCGGAAGACCTGCACCGCATAACCATCCGATCGTCGGACAGCTTGAACGTATTAACGGATTTTGAATTAAAAGCGCTATTAGTGAGAGCCAGAAAAGAATTGCAGTTTGCAAATTATCTACAGATCGCTATCTGCGCTAAAACCGGCGTCCGCGTCAGTGAAATGCTCGGGCTGACAACAGACTGTATAGATCTTGAGCACCAAGAAATTACTATCAATAAGCAGTGGGGTGTTAAACGACCGAATAGCAGAGCTTCGTCGGGTTTTGTGCCGTGTAAGACATACCGCAGCAATCGCACTATCCCGATTCCGCGATCTCTTGCTGACGACATAGCTCTTCATTTGCAGATTTCTTGTGCGAATATCGACAAGAGATTATTTACAAGACAGTCAAGCGGGCACCTCTCAGGCATTGTTCGGGCATACGCTGGTCGTGGTATACACTGTCTGCGGCACACTTATGCGACAAAGCTGCTGTCTGCCGGCACCGATATAAAAACCGTAGCTGCTCTACTCGGGGACTCAGTCGAAACCGTACTTAAAACATACATATCATATACGGAAGACATGCGTGCAAAAGCCAGAAGCGACATACAGCAGTTGTTCGGATAGCGTTAAAAGAGCATACACATTCCTGTGCATGCTCTTTTTTGACGAATTTTTGACGAACGAATATAATAAGTCCGTATTTACTAAGACAATTAAGCCTGGGTCGTGTTCTATTATATAACACCCCCTCTCATTTACACAAAAGAATTGCTTCTGTACAATAGAAATTAATAGAACATAGAGGAGGC